CTTTACGTTCCCCCTGTAGTTTTTAGGTAGCCCTACATATTTTTGGCTAACGAGCCTTTATAAGCAATTTATGTTGTTGCTGATCAGTGGAACCAAGGTATCCTGGTCAAGACAGGCAACAAAGTCTTGACCACTAAGTTGCAAACGTAAGAAAAGTGGCTACGTGACCACCTCTTACCACTTGCAAGCATCTCCTCCAATACACATACGGGAACAGTTAAATTTACGCTTGCATCACACGGCCAGCTATCACTAGGTACGTCACCTAAGAAGATATCCAATCCGAATCCTGTTCCAAATCTAGAAGTGAGTACATCGAACCTCCATTGATCATCTTTCGTTCCTTCCCTTTCCAACAAGTCTCTGAACCTTTTACCTAGCTTTTGCCCCTGTACAGCTGCTGATAAAACGCTCAATCATTTTTGCCACTTTAGCCCTTTTCTTAGTTCGTAATCATCAAATTTATACCAATCTCGATCAAGCATCTTCTTACAAGCGGACACAGCAATATTTTTCATAACCTTGATTTCGCTGTTAGTGCCAATCTGCCTGCTTCCTGCTATTCTTGATGACTCTTTCATCCTACTTCGCAGTCCCTTTATTACTTCATCGTCTTCAACGCTAGAACTTTGCTGTTCAGACTGTTTCTTTTTGTACGTTTCAAATTCGTTATCCGACAATCGCAGAATGCCTTTAATCTCTTCTTCTTTTCTACTAATTCTCGGTCTCAATCTTAAGTCCGGTTCTGCTGTCTCAGGTTTAGTTAAGTAATACAATCTACTATCTCGCCAGCTCAAAATATCGAACCCCAAACCACCTAAACTCACCGGAATACCCATAAGTACGGCCGGTATTTTCAACCTCTCACATGTTTTTTCCATTATCCATCGTAATTTGTTATAATTGCATCTACTACGTCTCCACACTGTATGTAACTTGACGCTAGTCTCTCGTGCTTTAGTGATCCCACTGCTTACTTCTCTGTTTTCGGGACTGTGTTGTGTCAGTGTAGCTATCGATCGCGGCACACCCCCTCCTATTTGTCCACAAAACTTCTCTTTCAAAAACACACCGTCGCCTACTTCCAACTTCAATTTGCTCTTGTTAGCTATGCATCCCATCAACTCCATTAATCTCAAATCTACCCAACACTCACTGAACGTTCTTTTCGCTTCTATTGAGTCATCACCTTGACCATACCTTATAGTGTCATAAGTCATCAAAAATATCCTTTCCTTGATCTTGTCTCTGATTTTGTGTATTGCATCATTTATTACACCATTTGCTAAACTCGTTAATTTATTTCCAGATAAATTTGCCCCTTTATTTTCAATTCTTACCTCACCTAACTTATCGTCGTGATACACTATCCAACTATGTAGATATCTCTCTCTCATCTTTCTACCCACTTTAGATATTTCATCGCCTATTTCACGATAACCCATACTCACCAATTTGTTCTCAACACTATTGATGCACACTTCTAAAAATTTATCCCACAACCGTTTTGAATAATGCCGTTCAAAATGCTTCCAATCATAACAATTAATTCTTAGATCTGTACTAGTTAGAGCAGTTAGCTTAATTCTCCTTTTTAGCCTTTCTAGGTTTGAATCCTTTAACACAATATTATCCAATTTAATGATCTGTTCCAAATAATAGTACAAAAAGGAATCTAAAACAGTTTCATCTAAAGGGAAGGGGATAATTATGCGCAATTTCCCAGTTTCAGGCTTTTCTGAAGACCCCACCTCTAGATTTCTCTTCCTGATACTCTTCTCCCACCATGATTTGAAATCCTCTTGCCACACAGTAACATTCTTAGGTGCTCTGATTTCTTTTCCCGTATTTAGCTTCAATTTGTAACCTTTACTCGCACCAGTAGTTCCGAATAGCTCAGGTGTGTCTATAAATTGTTCAAGGTTTAATACATCTCTCCTGATACTATTTGTCATGCACTCTTTCAAAACACTTTCAAAATCGTTGATGAAGGCATCTTCAGACCATTCCCCATTGTCATAAGATTTCAAAGTTATTCCCCCGCTTACCAAATCCTCCGACATTTTCTTCTTATCAAAACCCCATCCCGGACCAGGATTTGAGCTCATACGTCCAATCAGATTTGTTAGACCTGAGAAGTGATCTGGTGTGAATGGTCTAGCTAGCGTAGGATTCACCAAAACACATGTGTCAAATTGTTTGCTGGTTTCGATCCATTTGATTGCATCTTCCGTGAGATTTGTTTTATTTCTCAGTATTTCAAGCATTTTCCCGCCGTCATCACATATGCCTAAGTACAGTATCACATTGCTCGCCCACGCACTATCAACGCTACACACCCATCTCTTCAAATCTTCGTCAAACCAGTTCTCTTTGTAATACCGTTTGATAATATCAGTATATCGTAACTCTCTGATTCTATCACTAGTTCTATCGCGATATTTTTCACTCATTATCAAGCGATCCATGCTCAAATCTTTCCCTACGTACTTTGGAATCTTGCCCTCTTTCAAGTTCTCTTTAAACCATTTATCAAAGTTATCAACCGCTTCTTCTCCCCAAACAAAGAAATTTTCTGTCCTCAGATCATTATCAGGTAAAACTACTTTCTTATAAGGATTAGTCAGTTTGCTCCCTCTTAACAAATTCTTGTTCTCCCACATATAATCCAATTCTCTCATACTTATGTGGTGCGACATGTTTACATTACCAACCCACTTATATATGCTCTGCATTTTATCCTCTAATAACTCCTTCAGATTTTTAGCAGTGATACCTTTTGTTACTCGCATTTCCTTCCCCCATTCTAAACATCTCTTCAACATCTTATCATAATTACCTTCATAATACATGTAGCTCCATGATTTTCTAAATAACTTAACCTGCCCGCCATATACTCTCCGAATTTCATCCATTGCCAACTCCGTCTTTTTAATGACATATAGATCCGTCCAACTGTCTAAATTCGGAGAGTTCGTTGGGACCCTCATTGTGTCCCGGTCACCAACGAGGTGACCAGGCCATTCGATTTATTGTCAGTGTTCGAATCACTGGCGGTAACCGACTTTGAACTTACGTTTGAATCTAATACTGAACTTGAGTTATCTTTGTTTTTGTCAGATCCTAGTTTAAGCAAATTACTAAAGCTTGTACTTATATTCAGAGCTGTTAATGCTGGCAAATAAGGTGTTTCACTAGGACAAAACACCCACCAATTGTAATCTAAGAACCCTTGTTGGAAATAAGCAAATAATTGAGCTTGCCCCGTTGTAACTGTATCAACGCACAGAACATTTGCGTCGAAAGTCGCTCCATATGTGCTCGGAATGTCGAAAGTCGGAGTAGCCCTGGTGTTGTCAGCTGCAGTTACTAGCCAGCCATCACTTATGTTCGGTGTAGACGTGTTGTATAGATTAGCTGTAGTTGCTGATATGCTTGAACTCCCTACTGCTATCAGATTTGAAGTCGTCATCATGGTGCTTTGAGCTAGCAAGTTTCTAAACCAGATACTACTTTTGTCAAATTTGCTACTTATATCAGGATGCTGTAAAACTTTGTGGTAATTCATTATTTGCTTATTCGATAAACCACTTATCACTTGATATCTTGAGATTAGACTGCCTATCATCTCGTTTACTCTCACCTTTTTTCCGATTGGTAAAAATTCAGTTGGCATGACTGTTGCTACACTCGCTTTATGACCACTAGTCAACAACATTGGGCTCTTAGTAGTAGTAGGAACAGGTGCTGCATAGTTAAACAACCTAATTGCATCACAGCAAGATCTTCCAGATAGATTTTCAGGGCAGCTCAATCCACAAGTACTAGCCAAGAATTTCTGAATCATCTTCCCATAACCACCTTTGTCTACATTATTTTGCCATCCTAGTGTCACACTCAGTTCACCAGTGAACTCATTCGTGTTTTGACTGTTCCATATAGATGCAAATTCGCTATGATTCAATCCTATGTAATTCAATGCACAATCAGCAGCTAAAGCCATGCACCTTGCGTTCCATCTCATCACCATCCCCCATCCTGATACATCGTGCCAAGAGTTCACTTCTTCACCATTATAAGTTGACATGCCAATAAACGTTCTATACATTGCTACCGGGTCAGGAGCGGGTAACACTAAGGTATGAGTAAGAGGTGAACTAGCGGTTTTAGCTGTTAGCCCAAACGGTGTCACCAACAATCTATCGAAAGTGTCACCGTTCAAGGTTCCTATCGATCGAGTGCTCGTCCTGTCACCGTCCAGCCCATAATATCCTGTTGCCATCATCGAAACTACACTTCGTGCATATTCATAATCTCCACCAATGTACATTCTCGGAATGGCTGCTAAAGATACCCATCTAGCTACCTTTTGATAATCAATGCTACCAGCATTAGGCACAAACCAAGTAGATAGGTAATCAGCTAAGCTATATGTTATAGGTGCCACTGAACTACTGTTATTTATTGTAATATAACCGTTGGCTGGTGCTGACGCCCCCTGACCCGCTGTTGGTCCGAACTTAACAGTAGTTGACACAAAGTTTGCTGCATTGGCGTTGTTCTCTAAGCTCGTACCATATACCACCACGTTTAACGTTGTCAACCCCGCAGACCGCCATTTACAAATCCATTTGCTACAATACACCGTAGCTGAAGTGTTTGTCGTTACTCTCGAGTCTATCCCAAAACCAGTATTGAACAAAGGGAATGGCGCCACTGCTGCTACGTAAATAGGCAACAAATCCACTTGCTTGTTAGTGCAACATATTGTAGGCAATCCTTGATAATCAGGATGTATTGCAAATAAATTGGTGAAAAAGCGTAACGTCGTTGGTGCTCCGACATCTGCAGCATATAATCCGAACGGATCTATTGTCGGACCTCCCAAAATACCACCGTTATATTGACCTGCACCAGTTAACAACTTGGGCAGTGAGTTAACACCATCTACAAACCCTCTGTTCCCGTTAGTGCTCTTCACATCAGTGTTCCCCTTCATTGCGCTGTAGATACCTTCAGTATTGTAATGGCTAGCTGGCATCAGTAATTCTTGCCACATAAGACCCTTTACCAGTAAAGTACTTAAATCAGCACCATAGTATGTTTCTTTCTGATTTAACCAGAGCAGTTCAGCTTTAGTGGCACCATCTATTTGTGCTCCCAAATTTGCCGATTGTGTTGCAAAGTTGTACATGCTTTCAGTCGATTTAATTTGCTCACTCAAAACCGTATCTATCAAGTTAACTCCTTTAATCGATCTCAGATCAATTTGGAAGTATGTCGTTGCTAAATGTCCCGTATATGACGACCAAGCCACTGTTGCTCCGCCGGATGTCATAGCAAAACTCGGAATTAAACTGCGTTCTAGTGGCAATTCATTAAACACAGTTCCTGCTCCAGTGGTCCCATAACCAAATTGGCCAGTAACTAGTAAATTAGCATCTATATTTCTACTGGTACCATCTACTGCGACCCAACCGTCTGGCAGCATGTGACCGCTTCCGAATTCTTTACTCGTCGAGCCTTCGCCGATTTCCCACAATTCAGCCAATGTCTTGCTATCATTCAGTTCACGTTTAGGATCCAGACCGAACGAGGTCGGTCCAGGGTTTAGCTCTACATCTCCAGACAACATTAAACTTCTGTGGTTGGCTCGATCAATTGCAGCCTCGCTTCTGACTATATTAACAAAATCACCAATTGTCTTTCTAGTCAAGTTTTTAACTCGAACGCCGCTTATATCCACACAATCAGCAGGTTTAGTTTTTGATACAACCAATTTGAACGTATCACCATTTTTCAATTTCCTTACACCATTACTGATTTCTGTGCTGTTATTACGTAACATCTCAGTCACAATTGTTCTTTTATGGCTCCAGATCCCAACATTTCCTTCCTCCGAGTGATTCTCTTCAGTGACCAGTTTATCTTCAACTCTAGCCAATGAGTTACCATCATCGTTTTTGTGTGGGAATAATAAATCATCAGCTCGCCCTACCACGTCAGGAGCTATCGATCTCGCTATTTCTTTAAATCCAAAGTAACTTTTAGCCAACCACTTAACCAGTTCAGCTTTGAAGCCCAGATCTGAATTCATGTGTACTTTCAATTTTCCCAACAATATATCGTCTGCAAACTTGATCTTATCCAATCTACGGGCTCTGTCCTCTTCTTTTTGTGCTATAGCAATGCTAACATCATGTTCCTTGAACAAAGCATCTATTTTATCTATCGGCCTACCCAAAGCATATCTCCCTGGTCCACCAAAGTTCCCATAACCCCAATTTGTTTCGGCTTTACCAGGATACGTCTCGGTTTTCTCAGCATACTCAGAACTTAGAATCTCATTCACTTGGACCTCTCCGGTATCACCCACTTCAGCAGGATCTTCATTCGCATCGTCTACTGGATCAGCTTCATAAGTTACTGTAGGAATAATTTCATTTATAACGTTCGGCGCTTCCACCTCTTTATCTTTCTCGTTCTGGCTTTCGAGTATCGCTATTTCGGTTCCGATTCCTAAAGCAGCAATCAATGCAGCAAACCAGAAATAAAATATTAATGCGAACGGTCCAGGATTAGCTTCTACATCGCCACAAACAAGCAACCATGCCCAAGCTGCAGCCGCCAAACCTTCAGTCGAACAAATTAAATTCATTTTCCTGCACACCCCCACCCAATCGCTATAAGCTCCGAGTCCATTAGTTCGATCTACCAAATTCCACACTTTAGAGAATGTAGATCCTTGTCCCTGGAAGCCTCCGCCTCCTAAGTACAGCATTAATATAATCAAAGCATGTTGCTTGTTTCCATAACCATCGTGACTTAGGAAGTCAATGTTTACTCTTGCTGCTCCGTTCGCACCGCAGTAAACATTAACTATTTGACCAATGGTCGTCTTACTTATACTTTCCCATCCTGGTTTGGTATATTTACCATTTTTATCAGAGTGTGTAGGTCTTAGCTCGAATACTTGTTCACACAAAAAATGTGCAATTTGGCTTAGTACCTTTTTGTTTACGGGTTTCGCCTGCATGCCGATCAGTATCTCAAATGCCTCACTCCATCCTGTTCTCCAATCTCCGGTCAATAATTCATCAATTACTTCGAATAGTTCAGCCATCCTTTCTCCATCTATGATCATTTCAGAAGCTTGATCTTTCTTCTTCCTACGTCTTTGTGTTACGTCACTTTCTTCTTCCAGATTAAGAGCTGAAGTTGACTTCACTAACTCACTAGTTTTGTTCACTTCGCTTGTCAACTGATTTATTTTCTTTGTGTTTTCTTCGAATAGCTCACAGTACCTGGCTAATTCTTCTTGACAGCTTTGCAGTCTGAACTTATTTAACCTCCACTCCTTACTATCACATATTATATTAGTTATAACTTCGTAGACTTCGTCATAGTTTGGAGCTCCTCTAGCAAATAATTCAGAGCATGTCTGATTTGAATATTTGACAGGATCCTCTTCAGCAATTTCATCTTTAGCTTCAGAAGCCAAATATTGAGATCTAGTTTCAATGTATTTTCGCAATTTGTCAGGTATGACTCTTTCTCCCTTTTTGGGCACATTTTCTCCGCCAGCTGCTGCTGTACCCTGACTAGCAACTGGTTCTGTGTATGGGGCAGTTTCCTTCCCTTTGGGAGGTGAGTTTCTCTTCTTCTCCCTTCTCCATCTAGGAGGTGTTTTAGGCTCACTCGTTGTGATTTCTGCGCCAGATTGTTTTTTCTCAAGTGGTTTTCCGCTCATGAGTGCGAATTGCGAGTGGTGATCGCGTAAATCTTCCACTCTTAAATAAATAATTTGCACGTGTAATGACCTTCTGAGTAAGTGCAATTCTCAGAATAGGAATTTAACTAACACTAGGTCCCAAACTAGTGGTACGTTATTTGGTTTTGGTCCAGCTGGTGATTTTCTCCAGTTGAATATGATCTGACGCAGCTCATATCCCCTTCCGTCCCATCACCAGGTATACCAGGCTTACCAACATCCGCTTAGGATCGGGAAATCAGCCTTAATT